AGTCAGGGAGGATCGTCCCGAAAAAGTACTGGCCGGGAGCCGTGCCCTGGGCGCCGAGGGTCGACGGGTAAAGATAGAAGTACCTGGGGAGACCGTCCGTAGCCGCGACGTAAGTCTGGGCTGTAGCGGTGTCGTAAAAGCCGGTGAAGTCGCCGCTGGCGTCGGGCAGGCCGGCAACCCAGATCAGGTTTTGATCACCCATTGCGGTGACGTCGACCTTGTTCACGACGAAGTTGATCGACCAATCTGAGAGAAAGGCCATGGGTGAGGCGACGTCGGAGCCCGCGCCGGTACCGTTTCCGGTGACCGCGACATAGGCGATTCCGTTCCTGCCGTGGATGCGTGACATGTCACTCCCGGGATGCCGGAATGGTCACCGGCTCCGGTCGCGAGTGCTACGGCCGCGGCACCTACCACGATAGCTGTCTAGAATGTTAAGTGTGCAGTGGAGGCCCGTGCCCGGTTATGCGGGGTTTTATGAAGTCAGTGACGAAGGCGAGGTGTACTCGCTGGGGCGTCCGAAGACCCGCGGCGGCCTACTGCGCGTGCACGTGAACCCGCAGGGCTATAGGTTCGTACGGCTATACCGCTACGGTCAGATTAAGTCGGTGACCGTCGCACGGCTCGTGCTGCTGACTTTTCGCGGCCCTCCCGAGCACGGACAGCGCGCACGCCACGGTGCCGGGGGTCCGCTGGACGACCGGCTAGGGAACCTGTACTGGGGGTAGGCGTGGCGTGTCGGGATGGCGCGGCTGGGACGGCCATGGCGAGGGTAGTCGAGACGGGGCGGGCGGAGTTGCGAGGGCATGGGCGGTGTTGTCGGGCAGGGATGGCCTGGGCTGGCAGGCGAGGGAGAGGATAGTCGGTACGGGGCAGGAGGGGAATGGGATGTTACGTCGGCGGGGGATGGATCGGCTGGTTTCGACGTGGGGAGTCGGCGTGGCATGGACAGGGAAGTCTTGGCCAGGCATGTCGGCGAGGTGAGACTTGGCGCGGCTTGAGCTGAGCTGGGTAGTCGGCCTGGCGAGGGCAGGGCTGCTCAGGACTGGTCGGCGACGGTAAGTCGGCCTGGTGAGGACGGATTAGAACTGGCCAGGGTGGTCGGCAAGATGTGGGGAGGCTTGGTGTGGGGAGTCGGCCCGGCAAGGTTTGGCCCGGATGGGTGGGTGCAGGGTAGTCGGACGGGGACGGCGAGGACCGGGCTGCGCGGGCGCGTGCTGGTGCGGACTGTCGTCTTGGGACGGAGCGTTCTGGTGCGGACTGTCGCTGAGGCGAGGCCTGGATAGGCAGGGACCGGGTTGTCGGCGGGGTAGGGAAGACCTGGCCCGGTTTGGATGGTCGGCTGGGCGAGGACAGGCGTGGGGTGGCTTGACGTGGAGAGTCGGCATGGGAGGGCCAGAAGCGGAAAGGCTTGGAACGTCGGACGTGGGCCGGACGGGGGTGAGACGTACAGGTGCGGACTGTCGGCTCGGCCAGGGAGGGGATAGTGAGGCTCGTCGTGCGGGATGGGCAGGGTGGAGATGGGAGGACCAGGCGCGGATTGGGTAGTCGTCGCTTCGTGAGGCGGACTTCCAGGCTACCGTCACCTGCATTATGCTGTCGGTCATGCGCCTGCTCTTGGTTCACCCCGGCCCTGACTTCAGCGTCCACGACGTATATACCGGCTGGGCAGAGGGACTTTCCGAAATCGGTGTCGAAGTCGCGCAGTTCAATTTCAACGACCGTCTTATTTTCTACAGCAAGGCGCTCATGATGGACTACGACGAGAACGGCGACGAGGTCCGGGACGAGCAGGGCCTGCCCATCGTCCGCCAGGCTCTTACCCAGGAGGGCGCATTCACCCTGGCCATGCAAGGCATCAGTCACGCGCTATACACTTTTTGGCCGGATATTGTGCTCTTCGTTTCCGGCTTCTTCACGCAGGCGGGACTGCTCGACATCATCCGCAAGCGCGGCCACAAAGTGGTCATGCTCAATACCGAGAGCCCCTACCAGGAAGATGCGCAGCTCACCCGCGGGCAGTTCTGCGATCTCGTCCTGCTGAACGACCCGCTCAATCTCCGCCTCTACGAGGAAATGGGCATTCCGGCGCTCTACGCCCCGCACGCGTACCGGCCGAAGGTGCACTATCCCGTCACCCGGTATACGCGCACGCCGCCCATCGACCTCACCTTTATCGGCACCGCATTCAAATCGCGCATCGACTTCTTCGAGCGCATGGACTTCACCGGTCTTGACGTTCTCATCGCCGGCAACGACTGGGGGAAGCTGCCCCCGGACTCGCCCACCGTCCCGTACATCGGGACCGGCCTGACTGACGCCGACTGCGTGCACAACGCCGATGCGGCCGACCTGTACCGCGGCACCAAGATGGGCATCAACTTCTACCGGCGCGAGTCCGAGGACGAGCACAAGGACGACGTCGGCATCGCGATGGGTCCGCGCGAGGTGGAGATGGCCGCGATCGGGCTGCCGTTCCTGCGCGACCCGCGTGAGGAAGGCGACAGGGTCCTGCACATGCTGCCGACATACGCCTCGCCCGAGGACGCGTCCGAGCAGCTGCGGTGGTGGCTCCAGCATGACGACGAGCGGACAGCTATCGCCCGGCAGGCTCGCGCGGCCGTCGCTGACCGCACCTTCGTGAACAACGCCAAGCGGCTAATGCAGGCGCTAGACGGAATAAAATAGAACATCTGTTCGATTAGTCTTCGCTTAAGTTACTCGTCAGTAACCGGAATGGTTTTGCCCACCACCGTGTTATACTATATGAGACGCCAAATGCGACCAGCACTTTCAAGAGGCGTCCGGAAACGAAAGGGCACACAGCACCATGGGTTATCTCCCTCGCGAACTGTCGGCGCGTTGGGTGGTCTACAGGCTATACCTGCTGCGCCACGACGAACCGGTGTATGTAGGACGGTGCAAAGGCAGTAATTTTCCTGCGCGACCCTACACGCACAAGTTCGAGTGGGACGGCCTAGAGTTCATGATCTTCGGGACCGAGGCAGAAGCTGTAGAAGAGGAGGCGCGCGTGATCCACGAAAGCCACCCGAAGTACAACAAGATCTGCCCGTGGCATCCTGAGCTTACCGAAGAGACCGCATCAGCAACGGTCTGACCACAACCAGCGAAAGACACAGCACATGCCAGATTACGTTGACCAGATGTTCAGCGTGCGCGAGATCCCGTGGCACAAGCCGCAGACCGGGGACAGGACCACGGTCCTGGAGGACTACCCGCAGAGTTTCGACGAGGCCCGCAAGCTCGCCGGACTTGACTGGGAAGCGATCGAGCTGCCGGCCGTCGAGCGCGTCATGCCGGTCGAGATGCTGCGCGACCGCTTCACCGAGATCGTCCACCAGTCGGCCTGGATGCCGGTCCGGGAGACGGTCGAGGCACTGGAGCGCCTGTACGAGCAGTCACTCCGCACGGACAAGGACTTCCGCCGGATCGCGCGCAGCGACAACCTGAAGTCGCTGTCCTATCAGCGAGACACCTACAACATCATCCCCAACGCCGCGTTCGGCGAGATCATCGAGGCGCTCCTCGAAGCGGGCCGGAAGGAATACGGGAGCGACATCCTGCTGGAGACCGGGGGCAGCCTGCTCGACGGCCGCAAGGTGTGGATGCTGGCCCGGATCAACCGGCCGCTGAACCTGCCGGGCGACGGGTCGAGTACCTTCCCGTTCCTCGGCATCACCAGTTCCCACGACGGCAAGGCGAGCTGCGCGGCGCGGCTGACCGCGGTCCGCATCGTCTGCTATAACACGTTCTCAGCCGCCGAGGCCGAGGGCGAGCGGACCGGCGCGGTGTACAGCTTCAGCCACCGCGGCGACTGGCGCTCCCGGCTGGACGACGCGCGCAACGCGCTGCTGTACGCCCGGGAAGAGACCGAGCAGTACGTCGAGGCGATGACCGAGCTGCTCGGCATGAAGGTGACCCGCGCCCAGGAGCAGCTGTTCCTGCGCGAGTTCATCCCTGAGCCGCCGGACGGCATCATCTCGGACCGCGTCGCGAAGAACATCCAGGAAGCCCGCGCGGCGGTGGACCTGTTCCTGAACAGCACGACCGTCGAGGGCTCCGGCATCCGGGGCACGGCGTACGGACTGGTCCAGGCAGCGGGCGAGTACCTCGATCACGTGCGCGCGGCACGGAGCTGGGAGAGCAGGATGAACCGCTCCCTGCTGCAGCCGGAGAAGCTCAAGGCCAAGGCCGCGGTGCTGGCCCGGGAGGCGGCGATGTCGCTGTGATGTTCTACCTCAGCCACGGCGCCGGGGATGATCCTGACTGGTTCATCGTCGAGCCGGCGGACCGCCCTGTAGAGCAGGTGAAGTCCCTGCTCGGCGCCCGGCGGGCAGTTTACCAGGTCACTACCGGCACAGACCCGGAGGCCGGCACGCCGGTCATCACGAAGATACGGCGGGTGAAGGCTATCCTCCCCCCGCCGTCCCCGTCAGGAGGGTGAATGGAAAAGTTCATCTACATCATCACCTGCGAGCCCATCGACGGCCAGGAAAGCCTGGACCTGTCAGAGGTGCAGCGGTTCGGCCACATGCTGAACATCGCGGTAAGCGGCGCGGCATCTGACTGCCTGCTGCGCGCCGGGATGGACATGATCCCGGTGGGGCTGCCCGGATGATCCTCGCATGGCTGATCCCCCTGCTGTGCGCGGTGTTCTGGCTGGGGTGCGCGAGGGCTAACTTCGCGTACCTCTGCCGGAAGAACAGGCTGATCAAGGGGGAGATGGTCTACAAGAGGGGTTATGCCGAATTTCACTCGCACTGTCCGGACTACCACTACACCTGGCACCGGGTGAATAAGCCGTGCCGTAAGTGCGGTGACTTCTTCCCGGATCTCTCGGATACCCGGGAGTACAGGATGCTCGTCGCACTGCTCACCGGCCCGTTCATGGCGGTCGGCCTGTCGGTCGGACTGCTCGTGGGCGGCGGCGTGCATTCGCACGACGAGCTGCAGGCTGAGCTGCACGAATCCGAAGCGCGCCTCGCGGAAGCCAACCGCAAGCTGGAGGAGCTGCAGTGATCACCAGGACTGAGAGAGTCGCGCGAGCGCGGAAGGTCCGCAAGCTGCTGAGCCATTACGTGAGCCTGCAGAAGCCGTACATGCGCGAGCACGTCCGGAAGGAATGGGGCTCGGACCCCGACTACAGCGCCATAAACGCGCTGCTCATGGCCAAGCACGAGCTGACCGTGCTCATCCAGGACCTGGACGGACCGGAAATCAGATAGGAGTAAAGAAATACTCATGAAGACCCTCAAGATGCTGGCTGTCGCGGGCGCGATCACCGCGGCGGCCAGTCTTGGTGCCTGCCAGAACACGCATTCCGACGGTGCCTCCAGCAAGGCAAAGGCGATGGCCAGCAGCACGGCCGCACAGCAAGTCCAGCAGGACATCAAGCGGTGCATCCCCACGTCGGGATTCGCCCAGCTCCAGCTCGGCAAGCACCTGATGTCCGACACGGCCGCGCACCCCAACGGATCGCGCGACGCGCTGGCGCAGTGCGTAGGCATCACCAAGGCGAACAAGCAGCCGTTCGAGAATGACGTGATCAACGCGGCCGAGCGCGGGCATCTGCTCACGCACGCCGGGCGCGTCACGTTCTTCCAGGTGACGCTGCCCGCCATCGTGGCCAAGTACGCGAGCGCCGGGACGGTGACACCATGACGGATTTCACAGAGTCGCATCCGCACTCCGCTGGCAAGTACGAATACGACGAGCAGGGCAGGCTCCTGGGGCCGAAGCCGGCAACCGTAACCGAGCTGCACCCGCAGGGCGGCCCGGTCCGCCGGTTCCTCCGCAAGCTGCGCAAGCCGAACGACGAGGCCCGGACGCTGCTGTCGGGGAAGGAAGTGCACCTCCGGTTCATCCAGTCCGCCATGTGGTCGACGGTCGCCGGCGTCCTCGGCGCGTCGTTCGTGGCCGGGCTGTACTACCTGATCCTGCAGCAGTACTGGCACGTTCCCGGCACTGCCCACGGCGCCTCGCTGAAGGCGTGGTGGGACGGCGGCATGGGCTGGATTCACTCCGGCAACTGGGCCGTCTACCGGCACGGCATCCGCGACCTGTGCGAGCCGGCCTTCGCCATCATGGCGGTCCGGACGCTGCTCGCATCGCCGAAGCACTGGGACGACCGCGTCGGCACGGCCAGGCTCATCATCGCCCCCGTGGTGCTGATGGCCGCGGCGGTCGGCATGGCCATCGGCGGCGTCTGGCTGCTGAACTTCTCCGGCATGCCCGCGTTCTGGGGCAGCCAGCTCGTGCTCGGCATCGTCATCAGCCAGGTGCTGCACCGCTGGTGGGCGCCGGTCGGCGCGACGCTGCAGGGCTTCGTGCTGGACCGGAGCGTGGACGTCGCACGCGGCGGCAGCCTGCTGACCCGGCCGCACGTCCCGCTGTGGGAGACGTACCCGCTGTCGCCGCCGGTGATGCGCGAGCGGTTCGCCATGAAGTACCGCAATGACACCACGATCGAGGCCCGCGGCACGCACCGCCTGGTGATGACGCTGCTCGTCGCGGTGCTGATCCTGGTTACCGTCGCGGGCGTGCTGGCGAAGTTCCTGATCGCCAAGGGCGTCTACGTCCCGTACATGGGATAAGAGAGGACACAGTGGACAAGGACTATCTCGGCCGCCTTAACAGCGCGACCAAGTACCCGTCCATCGACACCTACCACAAGATCGACCCGCGGACCGGGAGGCTCTTGCCGGAGCTGAGCGGTCCCATACAGCAGTGCCCGGTGATCATGACCGAAAAGGTCAACGGCACCAACGGGCGGATCATCCTGCAGCCCGACGGCGACTGGTTCATCGGCTCGCGGGAGGAGATCCTGTACGCGAAGGGCGACCGGATCGAGAACCCGCAGCTGAGCATCGTGCCCGCGCTGCTGCCGCTGGCCGAGCGCATTGGCGGACTGCCGCGCAGCCCGAAGGAAGCCGGGAGCACCTGGGTGTTCTTCCTGGAGGTCTACGGGCACCGGATCGGCCCGGCCGCGAAGCAGTACACCACCTCCGGCCTGGTCCACTACCGGATGTTCGACGTCGCCGAGGTGGACCGCGAGGTGCTGACCTGGGAGCGCGAGCAGATTTCCGGCTGGCGCGAGCACGGCGGCCAGAGCTTCGCAAACGAGGACGGGCTGCAGGCCATGGCGGCGATGGCGGATATCCCGCTGGTGCCGCGGCTCGGGGAGGTAGCCGGGGATCAGCTGCCGGTGAAGCTGGAGGACATGCAGCAGTTCCTGGCCGACCACCTGAAGTACACCGGAGTAGCCCTCGATGAGGGCGCGGCCTACGGCAAGCCGGAGGGGCTCGTGCTCCGCACCCGGAACCGCAGCCCGATCTACAAGGCGCGGTTCGAGGATTACCAGCGCACGCTAGCCCCGCCGCAGAAGAACCGGAGGAAGCCACCGCCCGGGGCAACGAACATCTGGGACCCGGCCGAATCAGTGGAGCCGTAAATGCGGATCAGCTGAAGCCAGGATCACCGGCCAACAACGCACTGAAGTAGGAGAACAGCATGACCAGCAACCTGACCCTGGAGCGCCGGGGACAGCAGAACAAGACCGTCCAGCTCGGCGGCCTGATGATGACCCCGCCGATCGACGAGGACTACTGGGCGTACCGCGTCAAGCTGACCGACCGCCAGGCCATCGTCGGCTTCCCGAAGTTCGGCACCATCGGCATCGGCTTCGCCGTCGAGGACGACTGGAACACCAACCTGCCGTACTCGGTGGAGACCGAGCAGATCTTCCGGCACATCGCGCACAACAAGGGCGACGACTCGATCTCCGACGAGGACGTGAAGACGGCTATCAAGATGGTGCAGGAGGCCATCCGGGAAGACAAGGAATGACCGGCAAGTCGAAGTTCCTCGCCATCGCGGGAGGCGTCGCGCTCGCACTCGCGGCCTTCCTGTGGTGGGCGCCGCTGTTCCACAGCTACTCGGCCAGCACGCTGCACAGCCTGTGCAACAGCGATCTCGGCATCCTCGCGCAAGGGCTGTCGCCGCAGGCGCAGAAGGACTGCGGCGACGTGTCCGGCCTGGGAGGCTTCTGCGTGTTCCTGCTCATCGCCGGGGTCATCTCGCTCGTGGCAGCACTGATCACGAGCAAGCCGAAGGAAGGAGGTCTCCTGTGAGGCAGCTGCCGTTCAACCAGAACGGGCACGAGATCTATGACAGGTCGAAGTACGTCGCCGTCTCGGAATCTCTCGGCGAGCCGTGGTGCCCGGACCTGATCTCCGCGCGCTGTTTCTTCTGCGACCGGTACGCCGAGCTGGATATCAGCGACACCGAGGTGAAGATGCGCACGCCGTGCCCCTGGCCGAACGGGCTGGTCAGCGAGACCCCGCTGCCGGTCCCGTCGGGGAAGATCATCGTCACCGACGACCTGCGCCCGGTCTACGACTGGGCCGAGGACGAGATGGCGAGCTACAACTCGGCGCTCGGCCAGAAGCAGGCGATCAGCGCGATGGCGTACGAGGGATGCGCGTACGGGCCGGTCGGCAACACCTGCCCCAGCCTGTACCAGACCGGAGACGACTCCTACGTCATCGCGAGTCTCGCGTACGACGAGGACACCGACGGCGAGATCCTGCCCGAGGGCTGGACTGAGCTGGCCGGGATCATCACCGACCTGTGGGCGTACAGCATCGCGGACTACGATGCGTGGCGCGCCCGCGGCGGCGACGAGGAGAAGCTGCGCGGCATGTACGCCGTCGTGGAAGTCCCGCCCGGCGTCTACGTCTTCACCTACCACGGCGGGGAGCGTACCTTCAGCCGCGACCCTGTCGGGAAGGACCCGGCGATATTCGCGCATGTGAGGAGGCAGTAAATGGGCAAGCAGCCGAAGCCTGGCGCGCGTGTCGTCGTATGCGACGAGGACGGGCGTCCCCTGTTCCGCGGCACGCTGGCGGACACCGAGCCGCCGTGGTGGGGCTGGAGCCGGGTCATCCCGGACGGCTACATCGACCTGCCGCCCAAGTACAAGATCGGGAGTGCAGATGGAACCGAAGCGGTTTGAGCTGGGCGAGTATGCCCGCGGGTTCGAGCTGCGGAGGCCCGGGACGGTCGCCGTGCGCTACGCGTACCCGTACGGGTCCGGCGACTACTTCAAGACGTCGACTCCGTGCTGCGGGCGCGAGATGCGCGTCAGCGCCTGGCATTACGCCGGGATCGGCAAGTTCGTCACCTGCCCCGACTGCAAGTGGAAGTGGGATGTCTACCTGGCGAATCCCGGCGGGCGGCTGGAGCAGTTCGGCGGGTACACGCCGCATCCGGGCATCCCCTGCGACCGGGCCGAGTGGGTGAGCCGGGGGACCGGCGCCCGGACCTACAAGAGGCGGTAGATGACGAGAGCCCCGGGGGCAAACCCTCCGGGGCTCTCGTACCACACACAGCACAACCAGCACTTTCAGTATATCTCAGACGGCCCGTCCGGCCTAGAGATCGCCCAGCGCGTCAGCCGGTGCCGGAACCAGTTCATCAGCGATTCGTTGTCGCGCGGAGGCAGGTGCGCAGGCGGGAACGGCGTCCAGCCGGCCAGTGCGCGGTCGCCCGGCTCCTGCCAGAGCAGGAAGAACAGCGCCGCGTCCTGGTATGACAGCTCTGCCTCGTCAGAGGGCACCGATCTGCACCTCGAACCGGCACCCGAAATAGCCGACGCCATTATACGAAATCCGGCCGTAGTTGCTCGCCGTCATGACCTCAGCGAAATGCACAATGCCACCTAGTGTTGGGTCTTCCTGAATCGCAGTGGGGATGCTCCCCGTCGCGTTCACGCCGATGCCCAGGTAGGCGTCGAGCGCCCGCTGCACTTTCTCATCAGGTGGTGCGTCGGACAGCACGATGAGCACCCGGAGATTGACGGTAAATGTCCCGTCCATTGTCTGGCCGTAGACCACCACCGGCTGGCCGGGCAGGATCACCGCAACAGGCGGGTTGACTATGTCCCTCGCCTCGGGCAGCACTCGGAGCCCTGTCCCTGCGGCGATCCTGTTCCCCAGCGCAGTCCTAATGTCGCTCAGGCTTGCCATCGGTCATTCCCTTCAGCTCGTTATGCCGCTTGTCAATGTGGTCGGCCATCAGGCCGCTGGTCAGCAGCGAGAACGAGCCAGTCCAGGCCGGGATGACGAGCACCATAATCGCCAGTGCAACCAGGTGCTCAGCCCAGCCGTGCGGGGCGAGGTCGCCGTACCCGACTGAGGTCACGGTCACGATGGCGAAGTAGATCCCGTCCCAGACGCCGGCGTGACTGATTACCCCGTAGAGTGCCCCGAGGGCGATGACGAGCACGAACGTCACCGTGAGCGCGAAGGCCATCCACCGGTGGTGGCTATTGAGTTTCATGCCAGTCCCTGATTTCCGTGAGCACGCCGAGGATCATCTCCAGGACGTCCTCCGGGGTCAGCTCCGGCTTCACGTCCTTGAAGTGCTTGTCGCACCAGGGCGAACCGTTCACGCGGTGCCTGCCGAGCCGCCAGCACGTCTCGTAGTGGCAGTTGTGCAGGTGGTACACCGAGCTGAGCGCCCCGAACAGGGTCAGCACCGTCAGTGCCGGGATCACCCCGGACCACATCTGGTAGGTCCACGGCGTCGAGCTGCTCTCCGGGTAGGGGTGGACGCCCAGGCCGTACAGGACGCCCCAGGTGTGGCAGGAAACTGCGTACACCACCGCGCCGAGGACCGCCAGCGGGAGCAGCACTCCCAGGATGCTCTTCAGCCTCATCGTTCCCTGCCCTTCCCGGTGCGGCCCCAGAACGGCCACCGGCGCTCGAAGTACAGCCGGATGTACGCCAGGGACAGGACGAGCTGGCTGATAAGCACGCCCGGCAGTACCCGGTCGACGAACCATTCCACCGTGATGTAGTGCATTCAGACCAGCCCCGTGATCCCGGACAGCACGCCGGCGCCGATCAGCACCAGGTACGTGCGCACCACGGCCCGCCAGCCGTGCTCAGGGCGCATCCACGCGACTGCTCCTCCTACCGCGAGGGCGATCACCAGGGCAGCCGTGAGCGCAGCAGTGCCAGTAGTGACCAGGTACGGCACGGCCGGGACAACGCAGGCGAGAGCACCGGCGACGCCGCAGGCGATGGCTACCGGCCAGCCGGAGTCCGGGTCGGACAGGCGCTGCCCGGATGTCATCCCCACCAGCTCGCCGCCCGCGCCGCCGAGGGCCGCGTGCCATACTGCGGTGCCCCCCTGGCGCGCGATGATCAGCCCGAGCGCGAGGCCCAGGAACATGACCAGGCCGTCAATGCCGCCGAAGACCGCCAGGCGCGTCTGGTGAGCGTTCATCAGACGCCCCACTCCAAGCACCAGCATTCCTCGGGCTCGCCGTCCCACGCCATCTCGCGGCCCCAGCTGATCATGCCGCCGGGGGTGGCCAGCACGGCGTGGCCCTGGTGGCCTAGCGTGACGCCGACGACCATGCCCGCGATGATCAGGCTCTCGTCCGCGCGGAAGAACGACATCAGCCGCATCTTGCCGTGGCCGAACACGCCCCAGTGTGCTCGCGCCGCTTCAAGCGTGCTCTCGATTGTCGCGCCGTTGTCACCGCCTGCCATCTTGTGCAGCTTCAGGATCTCCGCGTCCGTCACCGCCAGGCCGGTGGCAGCCTGGAGGCAGCAGCCGACCGCAACCGCGGCGCAGGTGGGCGCGGCGTCATTGCAGCCCATCGGCCAGCTCGACCCGGGCAGCACCAGCGTGCCGTCAGGGGCCGGGGCAGCACGGCGCTTGGGCGTCTGGGCTGTCCCGCCGGCGCGCTTCCTGGCTGCGGCCATGCGCGCACGCGCCAGGTTCCGCAGGTCGGCCTGGCGCTGCTTCCTCGTCAGCGGCGGCGGCTTGCCGGTCTTCTTGATGGACTGCGCGCGCTTGGCCGCCTGAGCGCGACGGCCGCCCGCGGCGAACGCCTGGCCCGCAGCCTGCTGCCGGGGCGTCTTCTTTACACGCGGCTGCGCTGCCATCACTCGCTCCCGGGCCTGGGCACGTTGCCGCCCCACTGGTTGTAGTCGCCGCGCTCGCCCCAGAGCACCGCGGTATCCGCCGGGCACGCCGTCTGCCCTGGCTCTGGCTCATGGCCGCTGAACGCGATGCCCCAGGCGCGGCGCAGCTCCTGCCAGTCCTTGCGCTCATCGCAGTACCGGCACTCGCCGGGCGCGTGGAGAATGCGTGAATCACAGTGCGGGAACTGCATCCTGGATCACCCCTGAACCGTCCGCGAGAAGCCCACGGTGAACTCGGGCTCGGCAACGGCGGGCGCGTCTGTGGTAGTGCAGGAGACTGCCTGCTGCTCGTCGTCATCAGCCATTACGCCGCTGATCCAGTTCAGCTCCAGGCAGCGGACCTTGCCGCGCAGCTCAATCGCGATCTTCACGGGTGTTAACCTCTCGTCGCCAGATCATCGGGCGCTTGCACCCCGGGCACTTCTGCTCTTTCCGGCTACTGCCTCCGCACGACAGCATGGCACCGCAGGGCGGGCACACGTAGAGCTGCCAGAGGGACGGCATCATCAGCAGCCCACCTTCCGCCGGGAGTAGATGTACGGCCTGAGCAATTCGACGATCATGGGGCTCGATCCGCCCTTCACGACGCCGAAGTCTGCCTCGCCGGCCACGCCGAACGGTGCGTCCTTTTCCTTCCAGAGCTGGGCGGCCAGCTGCAGGCACGCCTGGGACACCGCGGGCGGCACTGCGGGCCAGCCCCACGTCCCGGTGATCTGGATGCGGTCGAGGTGGCTGTAGGGCCAGGTGAACGGGAACCACTTGCCCGCCTGCAGCACCTGCACTACCCGGTACGGACGCTGCACGCCGTAGGAATTGATGTTGTACTCGCTGTTGGTGCCGATGATGAGCTGGTAGTCGGTGCCCTGCGTCCACGCCTGGTCGAAGGTCCCGTCGCCGGTGGTGTCCACGTTGAACGCGGTGACGGTGACCACCGGATCGATGTGCAGCTTCCACAGGTTCTGCGGCCGGAAGGTGCGCGTCTCGGTCACCCGGTAGAAGTGCTGGCCGCAGTAGTCGTTGATCCAGTTCGAGGCTGCCTGGATCGCCATCTGGATCGAGGAATCGTCGACGGAGTCGGTGACGTTGACGCGGTCCTTCAGCTCCTCCATCCCGCAGTAGAACTGGCCGATCGCCTCCGGCAGCACGCGCCAGGTGCCCGGCTGGACGTCGGAGACGACCCCGGTCCCGACCCAGACGAAACTCCACAGCCCGTCGATCCCGGCGATGGCAGGGGAGCAGGGGACGGAGAGCTGGTACTTGCCGGTCAGCACCTTGACGATGTCTGCCGGGCTCGCCCCGTTGTACGTGTGCGTGGTGCTGGTGCCGCTCGGGTCGGTCACCACGCAGCTGACCGTTGTCGGGTCGGCGGCGGTGCCGGAAGAGTTCAGGAACGTGTTGGTCAGCACCGCGATTTCGTTGGTGTCCTCGTAAAAGATCGTCGCGCTCATGTCAGGCCGCCATCTGCATAGTCATGACGCCCGCGGCATTCCAGTTGATCGCGAAAGTCCCCGCAACCGTGCTGTAGCCGGTGCCGCCGAACCAGATTCCCATGATCTTGGCCTTGGGTGACAGGCCGTTGGCGTAGATGTAGGCGCCGAACGCATTGGTGAGCGTGGTGCTGGCAACAGAGACGTTGCTGAGCGAGTACATCAGCGTCTTGCTCGGGGACTGCGTCACGGCGGGGGCGTAGCTGCCGGTGCTGAGGTTGATGCCGCCGGTCAGCCAGTTGGTCCCGGTCACCTCGTGCGCGTTCGTCCAGGTGGACGGGTCGGTAGCCGAGATGAAGTCAGGGGTGTCGCTGTTGTCGGTGAGCGAGAGGTTGTTGTTCGTGTCGATGAGGCTCATCGCGATGACCTGCTTGAGCGTGTCACGCCAGGTCGCGAAGAACAGGCCGCTCTCAGTCCATGCCACTGTCGTCACCGTCCCCGCGAGCGATCACGGCATGAGCCTGGCGTACGGGCACCAGCTCCTCGGCGAGCTGCTGGGCGAGCACGTGATCGCCGTTCTCCAGCGCCAGCGCGTATTCGAGCGACAGGTACTCCAGCGAGCGCGAGCAGTCGACGTGCTGGACGGCCGCGGCATGCAGTCCGGGCTCGCCGTCGTAGAGGCAGCCCTGGAAGATGGCCAGCGATTCCGCGCTCACAGGCTGCCCCCGAAATCTGCCTCGACGACAGACGGGCGGATCTCCACGTCCTGCCGGAACGACACTCCGGACCCGGGCTCGCTGTGCTCGGTGACGACGTTGCCCGTCTCGTCGGTGACCGAGCGGAACGGCTTGCCGGAATCAGGATGCTCGCGTCCGGTTACCTCGTGCTTGCGCGGCCGGGAACCGATGACCCCGATGGTCTTGATCTTCTCCGAGAACTCGGACATGCGGCAGCCTCTCACCTTTAGCCCGCTCCGTGGCCAGGGAGGCTGCCTTACCACCAGATTACTGGAGCGTCAAGGTACGGTCCAGATGCCGTAGCTCCCGTCCGGGGTCCCGGTGACATGGCCCGGGTTCGTCCAGCCAGTGGCCGACTCCGCCGAGGCCCAGTTCGGTACGGTGACATCCGTGATCGCCGGAAGAGCAGTAACCACGGTCAGCACGGCCGGGCTGATCTTGCTGCCAACCGAGATCGCCGGCAGCGGGAAGCTCGCCGGAACCTGCAGCGCCGCGGGAGCGACTGCCGCGTTCCTCGGGAAGCTGACGTTGAACGCCGCGCCGCTCGCACTGGCCAGGGCCGGCGCCAGCTGCATGCTGGTATTCAGCGAAGGCTGGAGGACGTCCCCCGAGATGCGCAGCGTGTCCGGGGAGATGGCGGCGCTGGTGCTCGGCGCCCACGTAACCGAGAGGCTGACGGCGTCGACCGAGAACGTGGCGCCGGAGTTGCTCCCGGTGCTCACGCCGAAGATCTGCAGCTGCAGGGTGGCGAGCTGGGCGTACGTCACGCCCGTGAAGACCACCGAGTCATTGATCACCGACGTGGACAGCGTCCCGGTCTGCTGGTCGATCATGGATGACGTGCCGTCCCAGAGCTGGTAGACCGGGGCGTCCATCGACAGGTTGGAGCTGACCTGGGTGACGTTGGCGATCACGCTCAGGATGAGCGATCCCGCCGGGACCTGGGACCAGGAGCCGAAGCCGGAGCAGACCAGGGCAGGACCGGTGACGGTAGCAGGCGGGATGCTGAGCGCGGCAGCCACGGCACTGGCAAGTCCCGGGGTGAGCCCGGTGCCGGGGGCGAATGCCGAGCCGTTTCCGTGCGCGAGTGCGGGCGTGAGGTCGATGCCCGGGGTGCCTGCCGCGCCCGTGCTGCTGACTGACCCGCCGCGCTCCTCGATCCCGGGCGCGAAAGCCGTGCCCGTCCCGGCAGCAAGTGCAGGCGTGAGTTCGACGCCGGGAGTGCCTGCCGCGCCCGTGCTGCTCGCCGAACCGCCCTGCTCCCCGATCCCCGGCGCGAATGCGGTCCCGGTCCCGGCAGCGAGCCCTGCGTTCGCCGTGCCGCCCTGGCTTGCGGTCGGGTTGAATGCGGTCCCGGTGGCGGAGGCGAGCGCGGGCGTGAGTTCGACGCCGGGGGCACCAGTAGCGCCCGTGCTGCTGGCCGAGCCGCCCTGCTCCCCGATCCCCGGTGCGAGTGCCGATCCGGTCCCGTGCGCGAGGGCCGGCGTGAGGTCAGAACCGGGCGCGAGCGCAGCTCCGGCCCCCGAG